ACGGTAAAAAAGTAGTAGTCGATTTACGTGAACTTAAAAAGAAACTTTGGCTTGCTATTATGAGTGTTAATATCCTAGAAGGTGTGCGTTTCTATGTAAGTTTTGCTTGCTCGTGGGCATTTGCAGAACTTAAGAAGATGGAAGGCAATGCTAAGATTATTAAGTTTATTGCACGTGATGAAAACCTACACTTGGGTAGTACACAGTTGCTACTTAAAACACTGAAAAAAGACGATCCTGTATTTGCAGAGATTGCTAAAGAAACAGAAGAAGAATGCATTAAGATGTTTACTGATGCAGTTGACCAAGAAAAAGCATGGGCTGACTATTTGTTTAAAGATGGTTCTATGCTTGGACTTAATAAAGAATTGTTAAGTGAATATATCGAACATATTGCAATGAAGCGTATGCAAAATGCAGGACTTCCAAAAATCTACAATGTTACAACTAACCCTCTGCCATGGACACAAAAATGGATTGCAGGTTCAGATGTACAAGTAGCACCGCAAGAAACAGAAATCACAAGTTACGTCAATGGCGGTACAAAACAAGACGTAACAGAAGACACATTTAAAGGATTTAGTCTATAATGGAACTACTATTAACCGTTGCCTTTTGGGCACTATTCGTATACTTGATTTATAAATGGGCAGAGTCAAAAGGACGTAATGCTACACTATGGGCAGTAGCCGCAGCACTTATTTCGCCGCTCATCGTAGGCATTATTTTGCTATTTGTCCCAAAGACAATTGAAAAACAAGCTGAAGAAGCTAAAATGATGAAGAAATTAATGGAAGAATGATTACACTTTACAGTAAACCAAACTGTCCGTATTGCACAATGGCAAAGCAATACTTAGAAAAACACGAGTTTGCATTTGAAACTATTGATATTATGGAAGATAATGAAGCTCGTGAGTTTCTGCTAAGTGAAGGACACAGAACAATGCCACAGATTTACCATAATGGTAAACTATTAGTAGAAGGCGGCGGTCAAGCATTAACACGATTGCAACCAGAAACAGTACGTGAACTTATCGGAGATATTAAATTAGATGTTAGAGACTTCAAACTATAAAGTAAATGATGTAGTCACAATTAAACTTAGTAATGGTGAGGAGATTGTAGGGAAACTTACAGAAGATTCGGATAATAATATTCGATTAACTCGCCCATTAGTTTTTACTTTAAACCCACAATCAGGCCAAGCAATGCTTGTTCCATGGCTTATGAGTGTTGATCCAGAGAATACACACCCTATCACTTTAAATAGAAATAATATTCTCGCAATTACAAAAACAATTAAAGAAATCTCAGATAACTATACGCAAGCAACATCTAAGATTGTTCCTGCGTCTGCATCAATGCTCAATGGCCTTGCTCCCTTGAAATAAATAGTTGTATGGCACATAGATGGGTACATAGACATAATGATAGACGGGTGTGTGGGGCAAGGACTCGTGCACAATGCAACAATGTAAGAGTTAACTATCGTTGGATTAGTATACAAGACGATCCTAATTCACATCGAAACGGAAACTTGATTGCTACCATTACTGTAGGCAAAGTTCATGCATTTCATAAACCGGTGATATTAATACACGATCCTGCTCGTCCGGATAGTTTGTGTCCCGGAGATAGCCATTGCAATCCAAAAGCATCTACAGCTAGTCCGAATGTCAGAGCAGGAAACACACAATAATGCCTAAAAGAAGTAGTTACACCGATTTTGAACAATTAGAAAATTTTAACGACTATGTAAGTGCAAGGCATCATATTACTGGCACTGTAGCATTAGGTGACGATGCAGCTAGAATCGTAGCCAGTGCAGAATATAGTTTTACAATTAAAGAATTAGTATGTGGGCTTATGAGTGGAAATGGCTTAAAAATGCCAAATCTACAAGTTGGACTACATTGTCAACTATCTTCGCTTTTACTAGAAGAATTAGTAGCAAATATGCAGCAGCCGGTATATGATGCTATTAATCAAGTACGAAATTCTGTCGAAGACTTTATGGATCACACAAAGCTAGATGACGTTTTGGGAAGAATGAATGTCATATTAGCAGAAGCACAACAAATAGCAAGTCTAATCAACTTTTGCGCTGCACCTGCAGACCCTAAAGCTATTCCGGCAATGATTGAAGAAAGTTTCGGAAGTTTCTTAGGGCCTGGAAAATCTCTCATGGATACGGTAGGTAAGGTCCCAGAAAGTCGTGTGTGTTCGTTATGTGGCGGCGCATTTGATCCGAGTGCGTTTGTAGATGGATTTCTTAAAGATGTTGCAGATTGGTTACAAGATATTATTGCAGGTACACTATCCATACCTAGAGTAGAAAGTTTGGTTGCACAAGCAAAAGCTATTTCAGAAGCTGTTGCAAGTCTTATCAATAAAGAGAATACGGTTTTAAGTACATATGATCAAGGTGGCAGTCAATTTAGCACACCTGATCCTGGATGTAATCCCGGTGTAGGAGTATTACACAATTCCAGAACTGGTGGCATTAATGCAAATGCAAGACTTGCTAGTACAATGAAAGCACTATACGATAACCTCGGCGGCTATCCAGTTCGTTATCGTGTTCCGGAAGCTGGCCCAGGAGAAAATGAATATATTGAATATCCAAATATTTTTCATTTACTAGTAGAACCGGACTTATTAGAATTATTACAAAAAGAAGATGAGCCTCTTCCTACGTCTTCAACTGAAGTACCGATTTTAGACTACTGCGGAAATGTGGTCGGATATCGTGAAGTATACGATCAAAGAGATGCACAAGATAGCGACGGTTCAACACCTACTATACCTAATAGTCCAGGATACAATGCTGGCGGTTTTATAACTAGTATTGATAATACAACTAGTACTAGTGATGTAGTTAGTCAAACAACAGTAATTCAAAACTTTTCAGGCAGCGGCAATAATTTATATATCGTAGGCGACGAATCATCGATGTTAGCTTTGCAAACTAACACAAACGATATAGTTGTAAGAACTGACATTTTAACAACATTTATTAGAAAAAATACTGCAGACACTGACACAGGAACATTAGCCGATTATCAGCCAGGTAACCAACAACTATTTGATTTTTTAAACAACTTAAATGTCGAACAAGGCGACGGTGTCATTGTTAAAGATGCAGGTGTTAGCAGAGCACGTGCGGTTGAAGGCACAAGCGGGCAAACTCGTGTGATTAACGGAGACGGCCGAGGCGGCAATATCAGAGTAGAACTTGAAGAAAATACAAGAATACCAGGTACTGCAGCACTTAAACTTCCTGTGGGTACAACTGCACAAAGACCTAACACCGAAGTTGGCGAAATTCGTTATAATATCGATACTCATCGTTTAGAAGCATATTACGGTGATACAAGTACATGGCGTCAGCTTGCAACAACCGACGACATTGTTTCGCAGCAAGTACAAAACACTAACATAGGATTTGGAGCAGCCGTTTTTAAATTAAAAAATGCTGCAAATCAACAAGAATTTAGACGTATTAATAACACCGGTTTAGTTACAGTTAGTCAAAATGACGACGACATAACCATTGGCGATCAATTAACAGTTACTAATATTGGCAACGGTACTGGTATATTCTCCGACAGACAAAACAACACTTTACGTTTTAAAAGTTTAACATCAAATGGCGGAATTACTTTAACTGACAATGGCGATAGTATTAATATCTCTGGCGGTGATGTTTATGATGCTATTTTAACTACTACAGATAATAGTCCGGTACAAGTACTATTCGATGGCGCTTCGATTCAGCCTGAATCAGGAAAAACTTGGTTTTATAGAATAGAAGCATTAGCAGCTGGTGCTACATGCACAGGCAGACAAGCATTCAAAATAGAAGGTGTTGTGCAAAACAATGGTGGTAATATTTCTCTAGTAGGAACTCCTAATAGAACAGATTATCAACGTAGTACATTTGATACTTATTCTGATGAATGGGATGTCAACGAAACTTACAATGCTGGTAGTATTGTTGAATATGATTTAAATTTATACCAAGTTGATGTAGGTCAAACTGTAAATCCACAAGAAGATCCTCCAGATATTAATAGTAAGTGGATTATATACTACGACGGCTGGAATACAACAAGTAGTGTAGTCGGAACTCCTGCTTCTTTCCAGATTCGTGTAAAAGGTCAAACGGACAGAACTATTAATTGGAGAGTTCGTTTAAGTTTTATTTCTGTATAAATATTTTTGAAGAAAACCAAAACTTTTTGGTTGACAATCAAGTCATCTTGCCATAATATCTTACATATAGATAAAAGGAAAGGTGACCCTTGGCATATTAAGGCACACTGAAAGGCACATTTATGAGAAGCAAAGACACTGGCAACGGACGAAAAATATTGGCAAAAGTTGAAGTCCCACTTAGCGTGGAGGACATTACAGCACATGCTTTAAGACATTTAGACGAGATCGGCGACAACGATCCACGTGAAACAATTCTCACTGCAAATAAACGACAAATTTTTAACATGGCTAAAGCTGCGATTTATTCGTGGGGGCACGAAGAGTCTAAAAAATATGTAATGAAAAAACATAACGGAGATTTTAAAGTGTATCTTAAAATTGTAAAGCACAAGTTTCCGGAGTGTGATTAATGAACAATATAATCGATTTTGAACGAGAACGGGCAAAACGTAAAAGTGGGATTACAGATATTGCAGTAATCGATGATATGATTGCAAATGCGTATGATCCGATGGATCCACAAGAGCGTCAGCAGTATTGGGATAGATGCAAACTTATTGAATTGTTAGGCGATGGCAAAGACTGTAGTATATCCATCGGACCGTTTGAAATAGAGCAAACCGATGATGTTATATATAACTCCGATTTAAGTATGTTCTTTGACGACAGCAATAAATAATTGTGTAAGCAAAAAAAGGGAACAAACCGTGAGTGATACACTTCTACTCAACGCCGACGGACAACCTGTAAACTACCTCCCACTTAGTATTATCGACTGGAAAGAAAGTATTCTTTACATGTACCATGACAAGTGCAACGTACTAGAATGGTATGATGATTGGATGGTTCGGAGTACTAGTTGGGAAACAAAGGTTCCGGCTGTTATTATGTTAAAAGATTTTGTACGAGCAAAGACTCGTGTTCGTTTTAGTAAAAACAACGTATACCTACGTGATCAATACAATTGCTGTTACTGCGGTAATCCTGTAACAAAAAGTCAAGCAACAATGGACCACGTACAACCAGTAAGTCGAGGAGGCAAGACTAATTGGGAAAACATTGTCACCGCATGTGGGCCATGCAATTTTCGTAAAGGTAACAAAGTTGGTCCAGAATGGAGACCAAAGTACAAGCCATATCGTCCGGGTTACTATGAACTTGTGCGTAAACGTAAGCAACTACCTTTTCATGTGCGGCACCCAAGTTGGGAAAAATGGTTAGGAATAGATGATCAGATGTATTAATTTTTCGTTGAGTAACAGGTGTAATGCAAATTGCATCTGGTGCCCAACATCACGTGGAACAAAGCACAACTTTGATCTTCCAATCGGTGTAGTTAAAAAAGTAGTAGATGAATTTGCAGATCCTGCATGTCCTCATAAACTAGAAATGATTCATATTAGTGAAAATGGCGAAGCATTATATAATCCAGATTTCTTAGATATTATTAGATACGTAAAGGAAAAACTTCCAGACATATCTATAAACTTTTTAAGTAATTTTGGGTTGCTAACAAAAGATATATCAGAAGCACTGTTTAAAGAAAAATTGTTAACATCGGTTCAAGTAAATATTGACGGACACGATAAAGAATCTTACGAAGCTGTAAAAGGCATTAGTTACAAAAGTGTTATAAAAAATCTAAAATACTTTTTGGAAATGAGAGAAAAGTATGATCCGGATTTTGATTTTTGTATTAACGTAATGCCTGCGTTTGAGTATACATTAACAGTGAAACAGTACTTTGGAACAACACCAGATCGATATGATCCTACAAAACCTACGCCTTTTAGTACCTTTTCTGAAACAAAAAAATCATTACGTGAATTTGTTCCTAAAAATGTTCGTATACGATACAGTAAATCCGGACTATGGTCGGAGCGTAGACTTATCACTTCAGGAAAGGTAAAATCTCCGGTTGACCAATCTAAATTAGATTGTCCTCTATTAGATAGAGTAGAGCATGAAGTTTTTATAGCGCCCAACGGAGATTGGTATGCGTGTTGCTTAGATGATAACAATGATATTGTATTAGGAAACGTAAAAGACAATACAGTTCACGAACTTTTTTTATCTCAAAAAAGATTAACTTTTTTAGATAGACTTAAAAATAGAAAGTTTGATGAAATCGGATATCCGTGTAACACTGTAGTTTGTTGTCAAACTATTAGTTTGCATCCAGAAGATTTTCAAAATATGACTAAAGGATTAACTCCTGGAATGGGAGTTAAATTTTAAAATGCCAGATATAATTCCAATTTTCCCTACAACATTATATAAAGAAAAATGTTCCTTAACTTTAACAAATGAAGAAATGAGTGTACTTTCTAAATTTAGTGGAGTTGCAAGTTCGTTAGGAAATATACAATCAGATTATTCTACTGTACTTGAGAATCCTGCACTGATTCGTTTAAAAACAGAAATACAAAAACATCTCGATTTTTATTTCCGAAATATTATGAAAATCTCAGAAACTAGCGATATTTACATAACAGATTCTTGGATTAATTATACTACAAAAAATAGCGAGCACAGAATGCATACTCATACTAATAGTATACTGTCGGCAGTTTATTTTTTAAAAGTGAAAGACAGTGTTCCTTTTTTAACATTCACTAAAAAAGATCCATATTTTCCTTTGGATTTTGCGTCAACTGAATACAATATGTATAATTCTTCTGAATGGAATCTAGAAGTAACAGACGGAGATATTGTAGTCTTCCCATCGAATGTTTGGCATCATGTTAAGACTAATTTAAGCGATACACCACGTGTAACACTTGCATTAAACTCATTTGTTAAAGGTTCGGTCGGTAATGCTAATACTGGAACTGATATTCATATAAAATAAAATTACAACCTATTGAAAACGCAAGATTCTTTTCTTGCGTTTTTTGTTGACATTCACACCAAGATGTCTTATATTATATATGTAAGCGTTAAAAAGGAGTTAGTAATGTTTGCAGTAGTAGATTTTGACCGTCAACAGTCATTCTTTTTCACCAGTTTCCAAGCAGCGTCAGATTTTATCACGCAGTATCCTGTAGTAGAAACTGTCGTTGTAGTTGACCTGTCAGAAGGTCACGCAGTATGTGAGCAGTTATAATGCAAATCGCTGTTAGTTATCCAACATACAAAGCATATTGTGCAGCATACGCTGCACAAGGCTACTACGTAATCCCCGAAACACTTTGGAACGCATTAAAAGAGGCTGAAAATGAACAAGGGAACTAAAATTAACGAGATCCTTAAAGCACAAGGTTTCAATCATCATGACTATGGTCGTACTAGTTCTTATTCTACTTCGACTGGATTAAGAGTTATGGTGTATGCATATACATCAAACGCTACACATTTTATTATCGACGATGACGAAGATGGTACATATACTATTTCAACTGGCTTAAAGCCTACACATACAGTGTTGGCTACAGGTGTTGCAGAAAAAACACTAAAAGACACTTTTGAAAAAGAAATTGCAAAAAACGTCAAATAACTCTTGCAATTCACACCAAGACATCTTATATTAGTAGTGTAACAAAGAAAAGGACACACAATGCGAATTACTGTTCAACATATGATTCAAAACCGTGAAACAGGTAACGTAGAAGGCTTCCGTGATGTTGCGTTAGTAACATGCGACCATGATACAGTTGAAGAAGCACTAGAGTATGCATATCGTTACACAAACAATGTAATGGGTTCTTGGAGCATCAAAGAAACAGAGTTTACGTTGCGTGATGGTAGCACCCAACCAAACGGTGACTACAACGACGATGTTACTGTGCTTTACAATCGTCCAGACGGAATGGGTCAGCGTTCAACTATGATGGGTGACCGTATGACAGTTAACGGTAAAACATACCGTGTTGCAATGATGGGTTTTAAAGAATTGGAGACTGTATAATGACTTACACTTTTGACGACAACATCGTTAGTGATCTTCACAAAGACGCTCGTGGCTTCCGCCCAACTGAGTACTTTTGGGAAGAATGGACACAAAGTTCAGATAATGTTAAACAGATTATCTGGGACAACCTTTGCAAGGAGTTGGAAGAGTCAATGGCAGAGGATGCTCGCCGTGAAGAAATTGCACTCGAAAACTTTGAAGCACAGATTGCTGCAATGCGTAAACTGGGTGCAGAAACAACTCGTCAGGCTATAAAGTGGTTGTTCCATGAAGAAAACATGGACCGTTACGATTTGCAATACGGTGCAGATTATGTGGCTTATCACTTTGGTCTTAACTATCGTAACCCTTATCGTGCTGTAATTCAGGAATGCTGTGACCAAGCATTAGAAGTTATCGCACAAGAGGAGGCAGCATAATGAATATTGAAAAACAACTTCCATTGGATGTAGTTGCAAAAGTAGATTCTACTCCTGAATACGATGATACACATGGTGGTCCATATGATCGAGGTGGTGCTGACAGTTACTACCGCCGACAGTTTGATCCGCATTATTGGCCCGAAGGTACAATGCAAGGAACTCGTGTTGAAATGAAAGACATGACTCCTGAAGAAATTGCTGCCTACACAAAAGGTTATAACGATAACGAAGAATTAGGTATGTTTAAAGAGTGGTAAGCTCTTGACAAGTGTAAATACAAATACTATATTAAGTGTGTATTAGGAGTTATTATTATGGCAACATTTGAGATTGAAACCATTGAATATAATGCACACGGGAGTGTTAAAAAAGAATTTGAATTGTTTGGTAGTAAAAATGCAGCAATGCAACACATGCGGAACAAAATAAGAGATCGTCACGGCTTAATACAACAAGGTAAAGTTAAAGACGGCGAAGTTAAATTACTCGATGACCGAGGCACTGTCCGTCAAGTAATCAAATTTGGACAGTTACTTTAACCCTTAAATTTTGAGGCAGAAATGAAAAACTTTCTAATCGATGCAATGAGCAACGTCTATAACTTTTTTGTGGTAATGTTCTTTGTACTAGTTGCAAGTCCACTATTTGCACAAGAACAAACATTTGCAGGATATAGTGAAGAGTTATTTCCAGAAGAATACTGTATGGCACTTAACATTTACTACGAAGCACGTGGGTCAAGTATGGCAGACCAGATTGCTGTAAGTGATGTTGTTCTTAATCGTGTACAAGATACCCGCTATCCTAATACAGTATGTGAAGTTGTGCGCCAAGGACGCCAAGACGACAGCGGTAATATGATTCGCAATCAATGTCAATTTAGTTGGTATTGTGACGGAAAAGCAGATCGTCCACAAGATACAGATGCATGGATTAGTGCACAAACACTAGCATGGCGTATTATGAAGTTCGAAGAATTTCGAGGCATTACAGAAGGTGCTACTCACTATCATGCACATTACGTAAATCCTCGTTGGGCCCGTGATATGAGTTTTATTAGCACAATCGGTGTTCATAAATTTTATCGTTGGGATTAAAGCATTTCATACTAAATATATGTATGAAGATATACGAAGTAATACAATCACTCGAAGAGGGTCCTAACGATCCTCATATTTTTAAAGCAGTATTCATGGCCGGCGGTCCTGGTAGTGGAAAGTCCTTTGTGTCTGGAAAACTACTTAGGGGCACCGGTCTTCGTACAGTTAATAGTGACGACATTTATGAATATATGATGGGCAAGGAAAATTTGCCACTTGATCCTGAAACTATTTTTTCACCACAAGGACAAGAGATTAGAAATAAAGCCAAAGCAATTACACAGCGTAAACAGGATAGTCATATTGACGGCCGTTTAGGTTTGGTAATTGATGGCACAGGCAAAGATGTCGCTAAAGTTAAAAAAGCAAGTGAAGCATTGCGTAGCTTAGGCTATGAAACAATGATGATCTTTGTTAATACAAGTTTAGAAGTTGCACAAGAACGTAATCAACAACGTCCTAGAAGTTTAGATCCAAAAGTTGTTGAGAAGATGTGGAATGCAGTACAACAAAATATCATGGCATTCCAGCAAGTATTTGGTAGCAATAATTTTATTGTAGTAGATAATAGCGGCGGACTAGAAGATCCAGAACGTGCAGCAAATTTCCGTGAAGTTGAAAAAGACTTACACAGGTTTTTAGAAACTCCTCCACGTATGCCACAAGCAAAGCAATGGATTAAAGATCAAACGGGACAACGCCAATGACAGAATTAGATATTCAGACATGGATTGACTCGTATAAATTCATCGACAACAAAACTACAAGTAAAGATGTTTTATTAAACGTAGTTAGTAAACTAGAAAATCATCAATACATGTATGGCCCGATTGATGAAAATAATTACCAAATAAGCATATCAGGACCTGTAATAAACAAAAATTTTATAATAAAGACAGGGGATTGATCTAATGTATGAATATAAATGTCAAACTGTCAGAGTTGTCGACGGCAGCACAATAGACGCAATAATAGATTTAGGTTTTAATGTCTTAATAAGACAAAGAATAAAATTGAATGGAGTTAATCCTCCTGATATACGAAGCATAGACGAATCTCAAAAAAATCTTGCACTAAATGCAAAAGCAAGGTTAACAGAATTAGTCGGTAAAGAGTTTGTTTGTCAAACTATTTTAAATAAACGAGGTAAAGCAGGAAGAACTTTAGGAATCGTTTATGTAATTGATGAATGTGAAAATAAAATTGAAGTAAATCAAAAACTCATCGACGAAGGATTAGCAACAAAATTCGGAGTATAATATAATGATTTTTGGTTTACTTACATTTTTAATGGCCCTTACCATCAGTGGCGTGGCAATATATTATAGTGTTGCAGGACTGGTTGCAATTTTTGCTGCAGCACCAATTCCTATTATAATAATGGGCAGTGCACTCGAAGTAGGCAAACTAGTAACCGCAGTGTGGCTACATAGATATTGGGAAAAAGCTAAATGGTGGCTTAAACTTTATCTTAGCGTAGCTGTTTTAGTGCTTATGTTTATTACCAGCATGGGTATTTTTGGGTTCCTTTCAAAAGCACACATCGAACAAACATCTGCAGCAGAAGCTCAAGTAGCATTATTAGAAAGATTCGATGAAGAAATACTACGTCAACAGGAAATTATTTCTAGAGCAGAGCAGCGTATTATAAAAGCAGAAGAAGATGCACAGCGTGAAGACATTGGAATTCAAGAAAAAATTAATGCAGAGCAAGAGAGAATCGACAGTGCATATAACAGACGTCAGCCAAGTATCGACGAACAAACTGCTATTATTCAAGCACAAGAACTTGCATTACAAGGTCGCATTTCGGTATACGAGGATGAAATTTCATCACTGGATATAGAATTATCTAGACTAAATGACTTAGTTAATGAGTATAGAGAACAACTTTCTAATACAAGTGTTGCTAGTGTAGAAGAGCAAATACAACCGTATATAGATCAAATCGCACAGTTAGATGTAGATATTGCTCGCTTAGATAATCAAGCGGCTGCTTACGAAGCACGTATTAGTGAATTAGCAGTAGATGACAGCGTAGTACAAAGTTTACGAGATCAAATAGCAGCCATTGAAGACTCTATTGTTGTTACAACAAACAAACTACAAAGTACCGAACGTGATAAGATACGTGAAGGACAAGCTGTAATTGGTGTTACCAGTGATGGGTTATTTGGTAGCAATACACGTAGAGCATTAGAAGCATGGGTAACAGCACAGCAGGATCGTATTGCAAGTCTACAAGCACAAGAAACACAAGTAAGAGCACAAGCACAGGATACTGTTAATGATGAACGTACAAGGCTAACAAATTTAGTATCTAGTTTACGTGGTGACCAAACTGAAGCAGTACAAGAACGCAAACAAGCATTACTTGATACTATTGGTCGTATCAGAACAGATGCAGCAAGTGGATTACAAGCACAACGTGATAGTATACAAACAAAAATTGATGCAGTGTTAAATGTAGATATCCCGGCAAATAGAGAAGCACGTAGAATTGCTCAAAATACAATTACAGAGTTACGTAATTCGGATGATATAGTAGTTGACCAAGCACGTGAAGAAATTGCAAGAATACGTCAATTAGCTGAAGATGAAATTGCACAAGCACAAGCAGTAATAGAAAGACTGAGAGCAGAAATTACTGTAGGAGAAGACACAGATTTAGATGCTATTGTCGACGAACAAAATGCACGTATAACACAAGCAAATAATGAAATTGATACAATTACAGAAGAAAAATTCGCACTTCAGGCTGAAGTACGTAAACTAGAAGCAGAAGTAGGTCCTGTTAAATATCTAGCAGAATTTATATACCAAGATGCAGAAAGAGACACATTAGAAGAAGCAGTACGCTGGGTAATTGTTACTATTATATTTGTTTTTGACCCTCTTGCAGTTGCTCTTTTAATAGCAGCACAATATGTATTTGAATGGCGTAAAAAAGACAACCAAACTGAAGTCGATGATGCAAGTGCAGTATTGGAACAGCCAAAAGAAAAAGAAGTTGAAAAAGTAACTAAAGTAACAAAACCTAAAAAGACTATAAAAAAAGCAAAGACTGAAGAAGAGTTATGGAAAAATACGTCCGCCGGAAAATTAGGAATAAAAGATCCTTTAGCAGAAGTAGTTAATCCTTTGCCAGATAATAAACAGGTTGACATTAAAGAAAAACAATCGTATAATGAAGAGACTAAAAAGAAAATTTATGGGTCAGACGGAAAGTTAATTCAAGAGTAATAAATGGAAAACAGCATCTACACCATTACGCCACCTGACATGAGATTGTCTACTAGAGGACCGTCTATTTGTGTATTAACAACAGATGGAACATTTTTAGCAGAAGTAGAATCATGTCATGAAGATTTGTTTAAAACAGTTTCTGTAAACATATACCATCCCGCCGGCGAAGTTACTGGAGATAATTTAGCATGGACTATTGGTGTTATGCACTTATGCGATAATGTTTTTGTTGATTTAGATACAGTAAGTAATCTTGGATTACTTGCTGCGGTCACATCAAACGCAACTGTTACATACGTTAGTAGAAACAAAAATAACAAGGATGTTATTAGACTATTCAATGTTTGTAGTGATTATAACGTTTACGATAGTATAACTGATTATTTTGATTTAATATTAGATCATTGAATCATATATAAGTGTTGTTAAAGATAGGAGGATAAATGATTAACGACCAAACAAGCGCAGGAACATATGCGTAAATTTAGTAAAAGAGAAGACAGAACACCCATTAATGCGCAGATAAGATATAACGAACTGCGTGTAGTTGATGAAACAGGACAACTGGGTGTAATGAGTAAAAGTCAAGCACTAAGTATTGCACAAGATAAAGGTCTAGATTTGGTTGTAATTACTGAATCTTCCGATCCGCCTGTTGCTAAGATTTTGGACGCTAGTAAATACTTCTACGAACAAAAACGTCGAGAAAAAGAAGCAGCAAAAAAACAACGTGAAAGTAGAGTCGAAATAAAAGAGATACAATTCCGTCCAGGAATCGGTGATCATGATTTCGAAACTAAATTAAAAAACATTGATCGTTTTCTTACAAAAGGAAACAAAGTAAAATTAATGGTGCGTTTTAAAGGCCGTGAAAACGCAAACAAACAAATAGGTTTTGATATACTTAATAGAGTTTTTCATTCATTTAATGAAATCGAATGGGACTCAAAGCCTAGTCTAAACGGTAATAGATTGATAGGTATTTTAAAAAGAGGCAAGAATGGCTAGAAGAGAAACACAAAACGATTCGTTAACAGGATTGTATGTAGAAGTACGCAACAATGATATTAATCGTGCAATGCGTAAACTAAAGAAAATGATTAATAACGAAGGTATTATGAAAGAAGTGCGTGAGCGTGAATATTTCGAAAAACCTAGTTTAAAGCGTAAAAAAGCAAAAGCTGCAGCACGTAAACGCTGGCTGAAACAGCAAGAAAAAAATCAAGATAAATGACTTGACAAACAGTGTATAACACATTATATTAAGAGTATAGAATAAAGTTACTGAAATAATGTAACACTAAGATAAGAAATACAAAGAGTTCGGGTTGCTACGTAATAAGCACGTGGAGGGCCACGGTTAGCTCTCCAACTTAATAAATAAAATTGGATGCCAAAGATGGGTCCTATAATTAATCTTGCTTTTAAAGGAGATACAAAATGACAAGACTAACAACATTCGACGTGAATAAACTCACACCACACAGCGTAGGTCTGGACAGACTTTTCGATGATATGTTTCGCTTCGTAGAACATACACCAGCTACAAATTATCCTCCATATAATATTGTACAAAACGGAGAGCAATTTCAAATTGAAATGGCACTTGCAGGTGTGGCATATGAAGATCTAGACATTACACTTGCTAATGGGCAACTAATTATTGCACATACTCCGCAAGATATCGAAAACGAAGATTGGAAATACGTACACAAAGGCATTGCACAGCGTAAGTTTGAACGTAAATTTACACTTGCAGAAGATGTTGTTGTCAATGGAGCGAGAATGGAAAATGGTATGCTTTACATTGAACTAGAGCGTATTGTTCCAGAAGAGAAAAAACCTCGCAAAATTGAAATTGAATATAAATCATAATTACCCCAGGGGGGAGGAAACTCCCCCCGTTTTAATTTGAGATTGTAATGAGTCAAACACACACAACAACTATTGATAAAGCAGACATTATACTTAACTTGCCTAGCAAGTACAAAGTTGTATTGTTAAATGATGACACAACTCCAATGGAGTTTGTAATTAGTTTATTATGTGAAGTGTTTGGTCATAATTACAATACTGCCGAAAATATTACTATGGAAGTACACAATAAAGGCAAAGGTATTGCTGGCATTTATTTTTACGAGATGGCAGAACAAAAAGTTCATGAAGCAACTACCGTAAGTCGTTTAA